CATTGGAGCGCTGGGAGCCGCGCCTGCGCCTGGAGCAGATCAAGATCGACAACGTCACGGCCGAGGGTCAGATCAGCCTTAGCCTTGTTGGGTACTACCTGCTCAATGGGCAGCGAATCGAGATCGAGGGGCTGGTGGTCTGATGGCGACGATCGACTTCAGCAGCATTCCCGATCCGACGATCATCGAAGCGCTCGACTTCGAGACGATCCTCGGCGAGATGATCGCCAACCTGCAGGCGCGCGACCCGTCCTACACCGAGATCCTCGAGTCAGACCCTGGGGTGAAGATCCTCGAGGTGGCCGCCGCCCGCGAGCTGATCCTGCGGCAGCGAGTCAACGATGCGCTGCAAGCCACCCTGCTGCGATATGCCGCTGGTGCTGACCTCGACAACCTGGCGGCGTTCTATGCCGTGACGCGGCTGGAGGATGAGAACGACGAAGCGCTGCGCGCGCGCGTGATCGAGCGGATCATGGGCAGCAGCACCGCCGGTGGCGCCGCCTGGTATCGCTTCGCCGCGCTGAGCGCCAGCCCGCTGGTGAAGGATGCCGCGGTGAGTAGCCCGGCCCCCGGCGAGGTGCTGGTGAACATCCTCTCCAGCCAGGGCAATGGCACGCCGAGCAGTGGACTGCTGAGCACCGTGAACACGGCCCTGCAGAGCGACAGCGTGCGGGTGATCACCGACGCGCTGACCGTGGCGGGCGCCACCATCAACACCGTGCCGGTGACGGCCCAGGTCTACCTCTACCCCGAGACACCGATCGAGGTGTTCAACGGCCTCCAGGCCCGGCTGACGGCCGCCTTCGCTGCGGCCTCAGGCCTGGGCTGGGACGTCACTCGCTCCTGGCTGATCGCTCAGCTGCACCCGGCCGGCGTGCAGCGTGTCGTCTTGACGGCGCCTGCAGCTGATGTAGTCTGCGGCCCCAGTCAGGCCCCAGCCCTAGGCGCCATCACGCTCACGATGGCGGGGCGTGACCGATGAGCCGCTACGACCTACTGCCGCCCAACGCGACGCAGCTAGAGCGTGATCTTTCCCGGGCCACATCCGGCCTGCAGCGCATCGGCCCGCCGGTGCCAACCATCCGCACGGCGAAGCGCACCAACATCCCCGACTCGGTGGTGCCGTGGCTGATCTACGAATACGGCCTGGGTGAGATCCTCCCCTACCTGGGCGACGATCAACGGCGAGCACTGGCGGAGGGTGTGCTGTGGCAGCGGATTCGAGGCACCCCCGACTCAGTGCGGATCGCCCTCGGATGGATCGGCGTCACGGGCCTGATTGAAGAGTCCGAGGGCGGCACCGCTCGATGGGCTGAATACCAGTGGGGTCTGGCTGCTGCGACCAGCGGCGACGCTGTGATCGACCAGGTGATGGCGATTGCGCGGATCAGCAGCCCGGTGCGCAGCAGGCTGCAGCGCATCTACGCGGTCTATGACTTCCGCCGGTTCGTGCTGGACGGCAGCCTGCTGAGCGGCGGCGGAATGCTGAGCGATCACAGCGGCGTGAGGCCGCGGCCGGACTGGCCGCAGATCAGCTACGGGCAAATCCACGCCAGCCTGGTGCTTGAGAACGCCACCGTCTCCAGCACGCACACCGATGTGATCGGCGTGCTGGCAGAGATGAGCGACCGCTTCATTCTCTCGCGCGGCAAGCTGGATGAAGAGTGGCACACCATCAACCACCCGGCGCTGCTCACCACACAGGAAGGCCTGAGCGCTGGCTACGAAGGGCAGACATGGGCGGCGATCAAATGGCAGCCGACAGCATGGGGCGATGTGAACGCTGTCGCCTCGAGCTCCGTCACAACCCAGACGGCGTAGCATGGGAACCGATTAAGGGGCGAGCATGGCGGCAGTCCTAACCACAAGCGGGCGCATCGCCATCGCCACGGCGATCAAGGCGCGCACCGCTCACATGGCCTGGGGCAGCGGCGATGCCGGATGGGGCAACACCCCGCCGGATCCAGCTGCCAACAGCAGCGCGTTGGTGGCCGAGATTGCACGCCGCAAAGCGAACCAGGTCGAATACTGCGCGCCTGCCACCAATGGCGCCATCAGCGTGCCTGAGGGCAGGTTCGACATCAGCGCCACCCCGACCAACAACCTCTACTTCCGGTTCTTCTTCGAGTTCGAGGATGCCGTCGGCTCCACCATCCGTGAGATGGCGATCTTCCTCGACACCGTGGCCGCTGCCGGCGTGCCGGCCGGGCAGTTCTATCTGCTGCCGGCGCAGGTGGCGCAGCCTGGCACCCTGCTGGTGATCGAGCGGCGGGCGCCGATCATCCGCCAGATCACAACCCGTCAGCTGTTCGAGTTCGTGGTGACCTTCTGATGCCTCTCACCGGCTACTACAACAGGTTCGATGCGGCCGATCGCTACGACGAGCTGCTGTTTCGTGCAGGCAAGGGCCTGCAGTCCGCTGAGCTGAACGAGATCCAGGGCGGTCTGATCGACCGACTGAAGCGCATCGCTGATGCGGTCTTCAAGGATGGCGCTGTGATCAGCGGCACCCCGCCGACGATCAACAGCACCACGATCAACTGCCCGCTGTCGCTGATCTACCTGCGCGGCGCCGTGCGTGAGGTGCCGGCCCGCTCCTTCACGATTCCGGCCACTGGCCTGGCGCGCGTCGGCGTCTACCTGCTCGACGCCGAGATCACCGAGGTGCAGGATCCAGACCTGCGGGATCCCGCCGTCGGCACCCGCAACTACACCGAGCCTGGCGCTGGCCGCCTGCGCGTCACCCCCACCTGGGGCCGCGAGGGCGACGGCAGCACCGGCGTGTTCTACCCCGTCTGGACTGTCATCGACGGGCAGGTAATCAGCCAGTCAGGCACCAACACCGGCGACGCCTTCACCGAAGCCCTGGCCCGCTACGACCGGGAGAGCAACGGCTCCTACATCGTCACGGGCCTGAGCGTCACACCGCTGGGCTTGGCTGCTGGCGTCAATGCCTTCTCGGTGAAGGACGGCACCGGCAATATCTTCGGCTACAAGATCGACAAGCTCGCCAGCACCCGGCTCATCTACGCCGAGGACCCCGACCTGGAGCTGGTGGACGCTGAGCCCGACACCTTCACCGGCGCCACCGGCGGCAGCGCCACCATCCAGCTCAACCGCTTCCCGGTTGAGAGCATCCTGGAGGTGGTGGCCACGCTGGAGAAGACGGTCACTCTTACAAGGGGCGGCACCAGCGGCGGCCAAGACAGCCTCCCTGATGTATCGGTGCTGAGCATCCAGAGCATCACCCACGCCAGCACCACCTACCAGACGCCGCGGGACTACTTCCTGAATGGCGACAAGGTGGACTGGAGCCCCTCGGGTGGCGGCGCGCTTGAGCCTGCGCCTGGCTCCACTTACAGCGTCACCTATCGCTATCTGAGCAACGTCACCCCCTCGGCGGTGAACCTTCAGGCCGGCACGTTCACGGTGACCGGCGCCGTCAACGGCACGCTGGTGCTCACCGACTACCGCTGGAAGCTGCCGCGTTACGACCGGATCTGCATCGACCGCGACGGCAACTTCTCGCGCGTGAATGGCATCAGTTCCCGGTTCACACCACTTCCACCTTCGGTGCCCAGCAACCTGCTGGCGCTGGCGACGATCGAGCAGCGCTGGGGCCTCACCCCGCAAGTCATCAACGACGGCATCCGCGCCATCCCCTTCGATCAGCTGGAGCGCATGCGCTCGCTGGTGGTGGACCTGTTCGACCTGGTGGCGCTGGAGCGCCTGCGCAACGACATCAGCAGCCGCGAGCCGAGCAGCAAGCGCGGCGTCTTCGTGGATCCGTTCCTCGATGACGATCTACGGGATCAGGGCCTCACGCAGACTGCAGCGATCGTGAACGGCACCCTGCAACTGCCGATCGTTCCGACCGTCTACCAGGCCCCGGACAACAGCACCCAGGACTGGATGCTTCCTTACACCGAGGAGATCATCCTGCAGCAGACGCAGCGGACGGGCAGCAGCCCGATCAATCCCTACCAGGCGTTTGATCCGATCCCGGCGGCCATCACGCTCACCCCTGCGGTGGACCGATTCACGGTGGTCGACACGATCTGGACCTCCGGCGTGACGCAGCAGATCAACACCTGGCTGGGTGCAACCGGTCAGTTCGCCATTCAGAGCGTCACCAGCACCACCCGCACGGAACTGCTCAGCGAAAGCCAGCGGCCGGCTGAGTTCCTCCGGCAGATCCAGATCAACTTCACCCTGGCTGGGTTCGACCCCGGCGAAACCCTTACCCAGGTCCTGTTCGACGGGATCAACGTCACCCCCGCCTGAGCCATGCCCCTTGTAGCCAACGGCGCCGGCCAGATCACCGGCAACTTCACGATCCCGGCGAACGTGCCAGTGGGCACCAAGCGGGTAACCTTCCTGGGCGGCCAGGGCAGCTTTGGCGCTGCGCGGTTCATCGGCAGCGGCACGATCCTCACCCGCACGCAGCGCCAGCTCACCACGATCGAGACCAGGTTCTGGGACCCGTTGGCCCAGACGTTCCGCCTCGATGGCGGGCGTCATGTCACCAGTGTTGAGTTCTGGTTTACGGCGAAGGGCAGCAACGGCAACAACGTCTACCTGGAGATCCGGGAGACAGAGGTGGGCTTCCCGAATGCCACCACACTGGCGGAAGGTGTGATCCTGGGCAGCGCCATCACGGTGGGTGCGTGGAACAAGATCACGCTGACCAGGCCGGTGTGGTTGGAGCCGGGCGTGGAATACGCCATGGTGCTGCTGACCGATGACGCCACCCATGCGGTGGGCCTGGCCCAGCTGGGCAAGTTCGACGCAGCGGCCGGGGCATTCGTGACCAGCCAGCCGTACACCATCGGCACCATGCTCAAGTCGAGCAATGCCTCGACCTGGACGCCGGTGCAGGAGAGCGACCTGACCTTCCGCATGTACGGCGCGCAGTTCACCAGCACCACCCGCACGGTGAACCTGGGCCAGTTGCGCGGCGCTGCAGTGAGCAGCATTACCCGCTCGAGCACCACGGCGACGGTCACCACCGCTACGCCGCATGGCTTCGTGACCGGCCAAGACGTGGTGATCAGCGGCGCGACGCAGACCGACTACAACGGCTTCTTCCCCGTCACCGTGACCAGCCCCACGGTGTTCACCTACACAGTGGCGAATAGCCCGGTGACGCCCGCAACCGGCACCATCCGTTTGCAGGCTGGCGACACCACCGACCTGGTGGCGCTCGCGGGCGTGGAGCGGATCACCTCTGCCACCGATGTGGAGTTCATCTTCGAGCGCCCCGATGGCAGCGAGATCCGCGGTGCTGACAATGCCCGCATCCAGCTGGCTGAGGATCTGAACGTGGCGCTGACCCTGAAGGCGCTGCTGAAGGGCACGAGCATCGCATCGCCCTACCTGTTCGCTGGCACGCAGGCAGTGCTGGCAAACCTGGGAGAGACCGGCACCTATGTGAGCCGTGCGATCCCCTGCGCTGCCAACGCGAAGGTGTCCTGCACTTTTGAGTCGCTGCTGCCCGGGGCCTCCAGCGTGCTGGTGGAGTTCGAGACCAGCACCGGCACCTGGCAGACGGTGGCACTGACCAGCAGCAGCGCGGTGGGCGATGGTTGGGTAGAGCGTGTGCACACGGTCGCCAGCTTCACGGCCGGCGGCACAACCACGCGCGTGCGCCTCACACTCACCGGCGCTGCAGCAGCCCGCCCGCAGCTCCGCCAACTTCGTCTCGTGGTGATCTGATCCGATGCCGATTGACGACCGGACAACGAACCGCAGCTATCAGCTGCCCAACGCAGGCAACCTGCTGGTGGAGGATGTAGCGCGGCTGCGGGCTGCGTTGCAGGCGATCGACGCGGATGTGTTCGCGCGCTACACCAAGCTGGAAGTCGACCAGCTGATCAGCAACCTGATCAACGGCGCGCCGGGTGCGCTCGACACGCTGGATGAACTGGCCGCGGCCCTGGGCGACGATGCCAACTTCGCGGCGACACTGACGAACCAGCTAGCGCAGAAGGCGAACGCCACCGCTGTCTACACCAAGGCCGAGAGCGACGCCCGCTACGTGCAGGGCTCGGTGCAAACCGAGATGGTGTTCACCGCCACCGCCAACCAGTCGGTGTTCACGCTGAGCACGGCGATCATCAACAAGCCGTCGGCGCTGGTAACGGTCGACGGTGTGGTGCAGCCGACGGCGGAATACAGCCTCAACCAGACGGGCACTCAGCTGACGCTGAGCGAAGGCGTGCCAGCGGGCACGGTGGTGCGCGTGCTGGCGCTGGGTGTGGCAAGCCAGGGCGCACCGGCTGATGACACGGTGACGACGCCGAAGCTGCGTGATGGCGCAGTGACGTTGCAAAAACTGGCAGCAGCATTGCAAGAAATGCTGCTGCCAGCCGGCGCCGTTCAGTTCTTCGCTGGATCGGCTGCTCCAACAGGATGGTTGAAGGCTAACGGAGCAACAATCAGCAGAACAACTTATCCGTTTCTGTGGGCATATGCGCAAGCATCAGGCAATCTTGCCGCCAGTGAAGGAGCAAAGGCAGCGGGCCAATTTGGACCAGGCAATGGTACATCGACGTTTTCTTTGCCTGATTACCGAGGTGAGTTCCTGCGCGGCTGGGATGACGGTCGGGGTGTGGACAGCGGACGGACGCTTGGTTCAGCGCAGGCGCACGCGATTCAAAGTCACAATCACCCAGGGGTTGTTGGTGTCGGCGTTAATGGCAGTGTCGGCACTACTGGAGGCATCATTGGGGTGCAATCCGATGGCATAAATACAGCCATCGGAAACACTGGCGGCACCGAAACTCGCCCCCGCAACATTGCCCTCCTGGCCTGTATCAAATCCTGACCCATGCCACTCCAAAGGATCCCCGGCGCCATGGTGTCGGACTCGACGATCACCACCAACGACGTTCAAGATGGCTCGCTGACCGGCACCGACATCCAGGACGCAAGCATCCAGGGCACTGATCTCGCAGCCGGCGCAACAGCAATCGCACGCGACACCGCGAAGGCCTCGACATCTGGTGTCGCGGTTCAGTTCACCGGGATTCCTTCCTGGGCCCGTCGCATCACCGTCGCTTTCAACAACGTCTCAACTAACGGCACCACCAACATCCTGGTGCAGCTCGGCACCGGCGGCACACCCACGACGTCCGGCTACACCGGCAACAGCGTCTTCTCGTGGGCCAGTGGAGTTGTGCCGGTCTCCTCCACTGCTGGCATCCCGATCTTCAATAACGCCGCCAGCTACAACCACTT